CACCCTGCCGGATGAATACTTCAAGCAGCTTACCGCCGAGAAGATCGTGACCCGATACCACAAAGGGTTTCAGCGGCGGGAGTTCATCAAGACCCGGCCTCGAAATGAGGCGCTCGACTGCTTTGTGTACGCATTGGCGGCTCATGCTATCATTGGCGTGAACGTTAATGCCTTGGCGGCCCGTTTGGATGCCGCTCCGGTGGAGACAAAGCAGGAGGCGGCGCCCGAGCCCAAGCGCCAAGCCTTTGTGCCACGGCCGGCCCGGGCGGGCGGCTTCGTTAACAGCTGGCGGTGACGATGGCCAATCTTTTCGACGCAGCGAACGCCCCGGAAGGTGAACCCACCGAGATCGTGGTTGGGGATTTCATCCAGTGGAAGCGCTCGGACATCGCGGAAGACTACCCCACGAGCTCCGGCTACACGGCCGAGTATGTGGCCCGCATCACGGGCGGGGGCAGCACTGAGATCAAGCTGGCTCAGGCGGCGGGCTCGACGGACGACTATTATTTATTCACCGTCGACAGCGATACGAGCGCGGCCTTTTCCCCCGGCCTCTATCACTGGCAGCTTGAGATCACTCAAACGTCATCGGGCAATCGCCTGGTGGTGGACATCGGCGACTTCACCGCCATCCCCGACATGGACTCGAACCAGGCCGATCCGCGCATTCACGCCGAGATCATGGTGGCCAAGATCGAGACCATTTTGCAAGGCAAGGCGGATTCCGACGTTGCCTCCTACTCCATTGCCGGCCGCAGCTTGACCAAACTCAGTTTCCAAGAGCTCCTCGATGCGCGTGACCATTACCGGCGCGAGGTGGTGCAACACAATAACAAAGAGCTCGTGAAGCGCGGGAAGAAGAACGGCTCGACCATTCAAGTGAGGTTTTAGTATGGGGATCGCTGACTGGTTCAAAAAGAAGCCCGCCCCAGAGCCAACGCGGGGCCGCACCTTTAAGCGATCCTATGCAGCCGCCAGCACTGGGCGGCTTTTTGCTGACTTCCCCGGCAGTGAGCGCAGCGCAGATTCGGAGCTTTACCCCGTAATTTCAAGAATGCGGGCGCGGACCCGCGATTTGGCGCGGAACAATGAGTACGCGAAGCGCTACCTCGAGCTCCTCAAGACAAATGTGATTGGCGATCGTGGCTTTACCCTTCAGGTGAAGGCGCTCGATAGCGTTGGCCGCCTCGATCAAGGCGGGAATGGCGCCGTGGAGATGGCTTTTCGGCGCTGGGGACGGCTCGGAAACTGCACCGTCGACGGCAAAATGAGCTGGAATGACGTGCAGAAAATGGTCATGGAGGGCCTCGCGAGGGACGGCGAGGTGTTCATCATCAAGCATCGAGGCGCCTCTTTTCACGATTCTTTCGCCCTCGAGTTCATCGAGCCGGATCAAATCGACGAGGAAAAGTCGGAAAGGTTGCCTAACGGAAACGAAATCCGCATGGGCGTGGAGCTTGATCGCTTCCGCAAGCCGGTTGCCTATCACATCCTGACGGGTCACCCCGGGGATTACGACTTCACCACGCAAACGCGCTCGCCGAAGCATCGTCGGATCGAGGCGAGCAAGGTGATCCACATCTTCCGCCAGCTGCGTGCCGGGCAGACCCGAGGCGAGCCCTGGATGGCTCCGGCTCTGGCGTCGATTAAGCAGCTGGGCGCGCTGCGCGAGGCGGCGATCATCAACGCCCGAGTGGGCGCGTCGAAGATGGGATTTTTCACCAGCCCGAGCGGCGATGGCTTTGTGGCTGATGACATGGATGGCAACATCCCAATTTTCGATGCGTCGCCAGGCACCTTCCATCAACTGCCTCAAGGTGTTGATTTTACTGCATTTGACCCGCAATACCCCTCCAACGAGTTCGACGCCTTCCACACCAGCGTGCTCAAGGGCGTCGCCTCGGGGCTAGGGGTGAGCTACACGAGCTTGAGCAATGACCTCGAGGCCACGAGCTACTCCAGCATCCGTCAAGGCGCCCTCGAGGAGCGGGACTACTACCGCACCCTTCAGCAATTCATGCTCGACCACTTTGTGCGGCCCGCCTTCGACGCATGGCTAGAGGCCGCCATGGAGGTGGATTCCTTCGGCATCCCCGTCCGGCAGTTTGAGCGCTTCTCCGACGCTGCTGAGTTCCGGGGCCGTGCCTGGAATTGGGTGGACCCGCAGAAAGAGATGACCGCAGCCGTCAACGGCATGAAGGCAGGCATTTTGAGCCTTCAGGACGTGGCCGCGCAGTATGGCCGAGATGTCGAGGAGCTCCTCTCCCAGATTGCCCGCGATAAAGAGCTCATGGCTCAATTTGGGGTAAAATTTGCACTTGAACCCTATGGGGCGCAGCAAATGCCAGTCGTCCCCGACGTGACCGAGGATTGATCAATGGCCCAAAACACCAACATCGACATCGCGGCGAATACTTGGACGCTGCTCACCGATTCCGACGTGACGGCGCTGACCTTTCAGGTGCTGAGTCAGAATTTCGTTTATATCAAGGCGACGGTGGGTGCTACGGCTCCGACGACCACGGCCGGATCGATCATCTATGACTTCACTGAGGGTGAGGCAAATGCCTCCCTGTCCGATCTTTTCCCTGGCGTGAGCGGCGCGAATCGCGTCTATGCCTACCCCGGGAATGAGTCCGGTGGCGCTGCCCGCGTGATGGTCTCCCATGCTTAACGGCCTTTCGCCTATTCGAGGGCTCAAAGGGCCGGTGAGGCGGGCTCGGGGGGCTGGCATCAGTGAGTTCATTGCCGAATATTTGGTAATCGCCGGAGGAGGCGGAGGCGGTTATCAGCAATCAGGCGGCGGTGGAGCAGGAGGCTATCGTTCTTCTGTTTCTGGAGAATCCTCCGGCGGTGGCTCAAGTGCTGAAACTGCGCCAACACTTTATCCAAACATTTCTTATGCGATCACCGTAGGTGCGGGAGGCGCTGGAGGGATATCTGCTGTCAAGGGCGGCAATGGCGGCGCTTCAGTTTTTGACACTATTACCTCGATTGGAGGTGGCGGCGGAGGCGTTGGAGGCGTCTTTGGCGGCACTAATTCTCGCGGGAATACCGGCGGTTCTAGTGGCGGAAGTTCGATAAATGATGGCGTCAGCGGGGTTAATTCAACCTCCGCAGCTACAGCAGGACAGGGATTTACAGGAGGCCGAGGCGTTTCTGATGCGGCCACCTACCGATCAGGAGGTGGCGGAGGAGGTGCCGGTTCCGCAGGACGAGACGGAACGCCCTCACAAACTGGCACCTTTGGAGACGGAGGATCTGGTGCACTCTCCTCCATCACTGGTTCAGCAACTTACTATGCTGGAGGCGGAGGCGGCGGGTCTGATGCAGGCTCCTCGCTAGGCGGCCCTGGAGGAGGAGGTTCTGGATCAGGGACGGGAGCGGGGACCGCAGGGGTCGCAAATCTTGGAGGCGGTGGCGGTGGTAGTGGTTCAGGGCAGAATGGCGCAGCAGGCGGCTCTGGCGTTGTAATCATTCGCGTGCCTGATACCGTGACCGCCACCTTCAGCGCCGGCGTCAGCCACACCCTCCACACCCCGGCAGGCTATAACGTGTACGAAATCACCGCCGCCGGTGCCTCTGACACCGTGACCTTTGGATAAGCCATGGCTACCTATAAGGGCATCGAGATCAAAACCACCCCCACCGATGGGATGGTGACCGAGGCAGAAAAGGGCCTCGAGTGGCGCGAGGAGTATGGTCGCGGCGGCACCGAGGTGGGTGTCGCTCGAGCTCGGGACATCAGCAACCGGCGCGAGCTCAGCCTCGACACGGTGAAGCGCATGGCGTCCTATTTCGCTCGCCACGAGGTAGATAAGCAGGGCGAGGGCTTCTCCCCTGGCGAGGAGGGCTACCCATCGGCAGGGAGAATAGCCTGGGCTCTTTGGGGGGGAAATCCAGCCCAAACCTGGGCCAACAATATCGTGGATCGCATGGATGCCGCAGATGAGGCGGATCGCGGTTATAATGACGAGAATGACACCGAGGAGGCATCTGCCATGGAACGCGCAGAACCTGATGAGCTCAGCATCGGCGACTTTGTTCGCTGGGATAGTGCTGGCGGAACGGCCCGAGGCCAAGTCGAGGAAATCGTGCGCGATGGCCAGATCGAAGTGCCCGACACTGACGCGGTGATCAACGGTGAGCCCGATGATCCCGCCGCGCTGATTCGCATCTTCGACAGCGAAGGCCAGCCCTCCGACGTGATGGTGGGTCATCGCTTCAGCACGCTCACCAAGATCGACCCCATCGAGCCGGCGGAGGATCGCGGCAACATGGAGGAGGAGCGCAAGGCAGCGCCCGAGGTGGTGCATCGGGCCATGGAGCTCGAGGCTGGCGCCGTCAACGCTGACGAGCGCCGGGTGCGCATGGCTGTCTCCTCCGAAGAGCCGGTCGAGCGCAGCTTTGGCATCGAGGTGCTAGAGCACTCCGCAGAGGCGATTGATCTTTCCTTCCTAAACAGCGGCCGCGCCCCGCTCCTGCTCGACCATGATCCCGAGCAGCAGATTGGCGTGATTGAATCGGTAGACCTCGATGGCTCGGCACGGCGACTCCGTGCGACGGTGCGCTTTGGAAAAGGCCCACTTGCCCGCGAGGTTTTCGATGATGTGGTGGACGGTATCCGTGCGAATGTCTCAATCGGCTACGCCATCAATAAGCTGGAGCGCAAAGAGAAGGACACCTATGTGGCCAAATCTTGGCGCCCCGTCGAGGCAAGCATCGTTTCGATCCCCGCTGACGTGACAGTCGGCGTTGGTCGCAGCGGGCACGTTCCTCAAATCACCGTTGAGTCCAACAATCCCCAGGAGGGTCAAAAAATGACCGATCAAGTGGACATCGCGGCAGTCGAGGCGGAAGCCCGCAAAGCCGCACAGCGCAGTGCTGCGCAAATCGTCGAGCTCGGTGCTCGGCACAATCAAGGCGAG